AGAAAAATTAAACTGCTCAAGCTTTGAAGAATTTAGAGTTATCTTAAGAGATTGGTGGAAGAGTGAAAAATATCAAAACGAAAATGCCAAAAATTGGAACGACTTTAGCGACATTTCTCCAACCGATTCTAGAATATTAATGAAGATTATAAATGGTTAACTTGATCCATAAGTTGGTCAACTTGTTTTTCTAATTCAGATATAATTTCATCTTGTTCTTGAGTGGCGCCAACTAATAAAGGAATCATTTTTTCGTACTTTAAACCTAAATACCCATTGTTTCTTTTTTCAACTATCTCAGGGGCTACTTCTTGAACCTGTTGAGCAATTAAACCTATATCGCGTCCCTTATAAGTTTTTTGTAAATCTTCATTCCAATCAAATTCTATAGCATCAAGACTTAAAACTTTTTGTAAGCAATTTGGTATTTTTTTAATATCGTCTTTAAGTCTTTCGTCTGAGGTAGAAAAAGCTATAATGTCCGCCTCACATTCTATATTACCTCTACAATGCACTGGGCCATCTACAACCATTCCATTAATCAGTCCAACATAAAACTTATCATCATTATCTGCAGATCCGCCTTCCGCATTAGCGCCTAATGTAATTACATTATCACCAATCACATGAACATTATTTGCGCCAGAAATATAATTATTTGCGCCATTAATTACAGTACAATTAGTTGAATAATTAATAGAGTTTAAATGTCCCCCTAAAATTGCATTATTACTCATATATATAATCCTTTATTTGATTGATTTGCATTTTTAATTTATTTATTCTTTTCTGTTTTTCTTTAACACAAGAAACTAGAATTGGTATAAATTTTTTATAATCAATAGATTTTACACCATCAGATCTAGTATTTGATGCTAATGGAAAATATTGTTCAACTTGTTGTGCTATTAATCCAATATCGTTACCTCTCAACGCTCCCCGCCTTTCATTCCAACTAAAACTTACTGGATTTATTTTTTTTAACGAATCAAGGGCTTGATGAATAATTGAACTGTTTTTTTTCAATCTTATATCTGATAGATTGTTTGAAATTACATCTCCACAGGACTCCATGACATTCGCATACCTTACTTCGATACTTTTACTAAAGTAAGCGGGATTAAAATTCCTTTGTACCACCTTAAAATACATTGTTTCCAATTCATCATCTGGTTCATTAATGCTTGGATTATAAGAAGTTCCAGGCGCAGCCCCACCTCTTTGAAACAATACAACTTCACCGCCACTTATAGTATAATAAACATAGTCTCTGTAATTATAAACCTCTCCAGAACTCCATTCAGAATAATATACATTCAATACGCTCAACCCGTTTTTGCAATTTACATAAAAAGTATTGCTTAAGTAAAAATTATATAAAGATGCACGTTCTTTCGCTAAATCCTCAGAACTGTAATAGTTTACATAATAATAACTTCCAGAATATTGTAATTTTAAATTTACCCAACCATTTCTTGTTTTTATTTTTATGTAATTAGATCCGTCGATTGAAGTTATTAAATTTTCATAATATTCATTTAAGGCTACCCTATAAACTATTCCAGAATAATATGCTTGCTTGACATAAAATTGAAAATTTACTCCCACGCAATGAGAATTATATTTTTGATGCAAGTAAAGACTTTCTGAATTTAAAATTGTACATCTCCTGCTATCCTTAATTTTACAATGATTCCCCGCACATATTAAATTATTACTATTAAAGGAATCAATACTAGAATCCCTTGGTGGTGCTTGCGCAAGAGCCAATACGGCCGAACTATATATAGGATTTTCTAAAGCCATTATTAAAAAGAATAATATTGAATCGAAGAAACAGGTGCACCCCCCAAGTTGTTTAATTTTTGAGAAACAAATATATTTCCATTTTCATTTATTATGAATGCATGATACCCAGAATCAGCACCAGCATCTCTCCATAAAAAAACGCCATAGCCCTCAGAAAAAGTTCCTAACACAGAGTGGTTATTTATGTATTGAGTTTCAAAAGCCCAATGTCTTAAGATATTAGACCTCTTAAAATAAGTCCAACCAAAATGGCCAATTTCCGCCACACTCTTACTATCAAAATAAAACCATATATCCACTGTATCTAAATCACTATGCATAACAGGACTAAGGTGTATCCAATACAAGTTTTGATGATACACCCACCCACCTTTCTCAAATCCAAGATCAATTTCTTCTACATTTATAGCATTATTCCAATAACCATACCCATTAGTCTTTATCATTTTATCATTTATTGATTGATCATCCGACCTAAATAAACATGTATTTGTAAGATAATTATTTTCATCAAGCGCGCAATCTTGACCCTGAGAGCCCAACACTCTTGCTGAGTACAATCCTCCATCAGGATCCTTTACTACATTCGCCAATAAATCCGCCATTTTAACTGTTTATTATTTGGTTATCACTTCCACCAAGTATACTTTGATTAGTGCCGCCATCTATAATATTATTTTGACCAGCGCCAATAAAATTTGCACCTTGATTAGCGGAATCAACTTTTGGCATTTTATTTTGATAACCCCCAACAATAGCAGAGAAATTATCTCCACAAGCATTTTCAAAACCATTACCAATGAAAGAAAATCTTCCAGTTATATCATTATAAGCGCCACCAACTACGCAAGAAGCAAGAGATTGATACCCTCCTGCAGCAAGAGGAAACGGACTGATTTCATTATTATAACCTCCCCCCAAGAAGGTGGCGACAGCTGTTTCTACATAAGCAGTAGCTGCGCCAAAAGTATACAATGAAGCCTCTTTGACTTGCAACTTTGTTGAATTTGTTATTGATTCTATTGTAAAAACTTGTTGATCACCACCCTGAACAAGTCTAACCTGATAATGTCCAGCTAAATATTCATTAAAATCAGTAGTTCCAACAGCTCCGTATATTATTTTTTCTCCTGGATACATTCGAATATTTCCAGGTATGATCAAACTACTCAAGTTAAACCCAACATCCTCGGCTATAGTATTATTGACCACAGCTCCTCTCATATCTAATCTTCCTGCATCTGCATCAAATTTAAAATATGAAGGAGGAGTTGCATCCGAAGAACCAACAGTTATAGTTGACGTAACAACCACATCTTCAGATAACAATAAATCAGTAGCTACGCTGGAAAATGTAACCCCAAAAGTATCCCATAAAGCTTTATCAAATGAAGATGTATCTGTTGATACATCATGGGTTGTATTACACATCCAATATTTATTACCTGAGCTACCATCATCATAAAAAACAATATCTGCTCTACTGTCATTTTTTTCGTACGTTATTTCTTGGCCAGCGGATAACTTGTTTTTATTTATTAACCAATCTCCTCGATATGGAGTTGCGGGGCCTGGATCCCCATCCTCCCCAAATTTTGAAACAGCAAAACTTTGGACCTTGGTGATAGTTACAGTTTCTCCATTTCCTTTTTTAGCGGTTATTGTAAAAGTTAATGTTCCTGGGCCAGTAGCTGCGCTCAGATTCCCAATTGTATATTTATCACCGCTTGAACCTGCTGTACCTTCAGTAACACCACCAGTTCGTGAAACGTTCACTGTAAATTTTCCTTCAACTAAAGTTCCAGTTGTATAGGTCAGCGGTTTGCTTCCATCAAAAACTTGAATATCTGTACCTGATCCAGACCGATCAAAACTTCCATCAGACGACTCGGTTAGTGTGTGCGATTCGTTGCTGAGTACTGCTTGAACATTATTAGAGCCATCTTCAACAAGAATGAGGGTTGTAGAGTCAGATACCCCATCAATTGTTGCAGTTATTGTAACTTTTACATTCGTCGATAAATCTGCATGACCAACCCAAACATTGACTTTAGGAGAATCAACTTTTGTTTGTCCGGATGAATCAATATAAATTTCATCTGATCCACTCCATGTGACACTAGAACTTGAAGTATTTTGTGTTTCTGCGGATAATTTTATTCTTTCTGGCGAAATAGAGCCATTATCCTTATCTTTCTTAAAAACAAGCGACTCGGCATTGATTCTAACACTTTTTGCATTGATTCCTTCGATACCTTGTCTAGCTTTACTGATTGAGTATCTCTTCGTGATAGTTTCTCCATTGTATTGTGCTGTAATATCAAAAGTTTCAGTGTTTGTGCTCCATAAACCTCCATCTAATGAATAGGTGCCGTCATCGATCAATATAGATAAACCATTCTTTGATGTATTGCCACCGAAAGTTATATTACCTGCTTCAATTCTCTCACCTCCGTAAAATAGATGAAACTCTCCTCCTGCCAATTCCAATTGATTATCATCATATGTTCCATCTTTATTTGCGCTTATGGTATGATTCTCATTGGTTAAAACTCCAGCCAGTGCGTTTTCTCCCTGTTTAACCCGAATGATTGAAATGGAATCAGAAGCGGATGCACCTCCAGAGGAACCCTCTCTAACTTCTACTTTTATTACAAATGCTCCTTGACTCCACGAATCTGGCGCACCCAAATTAAAAATATTGGTTGTGCCCCACGAATAAACAACTCCATCTTTCGTAAATCGATATTGGGGAGATGAGTAAAAATTAGAAGCTTCTGCAGAGATTTGAATCTGAGTAGAATTCGGCCCACTTTTAAATTCTGGAGAAAGCCCCTTGTCGTCATATACAATTGAATAATCAGTAGCTTCAAGCTTTACGGTTTTTGCTGATTCTCCATCAATCCCTATTTTACCATCTATAACTCTTGTTATTGTTGAAGATTTTTCATAAGCAGAATATTCTCCTGATACGTATAAAACTACAGCGTCTCCAGTTGTGCCAGGAACAGGGCTTGTTATAATATCATGAAATCCATCCTCAGCATCCAAGAATCCTCCATTTAATGTCGCATTGACAACTATAGAGCCATCCTCTTTTCTCGTGAATGTATGATATTGAAATCCACTAATAATTTGATTAAATTCTAATTCTTGATAATCAAAGACTTTATATGATTGGCCACCAACAATAGACTCCATTTTAAAATAAACTTTATCTTGATCCAAATCGACAAGTCTAGAGTTCCTAAAAGAAACCTCAATATCTACAGACGAGTCATCTTGCAGAACAAAACCATCATCTGCTTCTATATAATTAAAATATCCAGGAACAACATTAATATCAATAAAATCATAATCCTTAACATCACTTTGTCTTATATTTCCTACAAGTGTTAAAGTGTCATTCTGTAAAGATAAACTACTATCTCCGGCTTGAAAAGCAAAGGTTCCATCTCCACTTAATAAAAAACCGCTTCTATCATATTCATGATCAACACCATAAAAACCTCTAGTTCTTATAGCTCCTTGCTCTCCATAAGTAGACCATAATGTTATATCCTGCCCAGATATTGTTCCACCAAGTATTTTGTCTGCGGTTAAATCTTTTATTCTCGCACTATCCACTGCAGCTTCTGCTATGTTCGCTGTACCAATTAAAGCGTTAGCAAAAACATTAAACGTAGGAGTAGCTACCCCTCCCCGACTTCTTGCTATAATAAAGTCTCCATCATTAAAACTTCCATCTTGAACATTAGCTGGATGCTCTATCCCTGTGTTATAAAATTCATTACCTGTTTGCCACCAAACATATCCATCTCCAAGACCATTATTATTGCCTGAAATATTTATCTCAGAACCCCTGAAATATAAAGTATGAGCATCCCAAGATATTTGCCCATTTGATGGAGAATTATTTTGAAAAGGATTATTTGGCTCCAGGCCTATAGTGTTAGTAAATCTTTCAGTCAAAGATATTTCAAAATCACTCACATCTGTTGCGCTAATCGATTCCAAGCTTAGAGATAATCCAGAAATATTATCCCCTTCAGTTAAGGCTGCTCCAGTAAAAGGACCTTTATTTCCAGCGAAATCTACAGCTCTAATCCAAAAATTTCTAGTTTCATCTTTGGATCCTGGATAAACAGTTTCTATAAATTTAGCACTAGCAGGCACTTCAAATATTCTTTCAGCATTTTTAATCCTCCAGGCTTGGTCGACAACTTCTTTTGGGTGTACATCTCCAACGCTATAGATAACACCATCTGTCCTCCGATATCCAGTATTATTTTCTTGCTGTAAAAAACCAGTGAAAGACCCGCTACCTGTTATTAATGCAAGAGATTCATTCTCTGAATAACCAGGTTTATTACTCCAAACTTCAAAAAAGTCAATATCATTATCAATTGTCGACCAACTAAGGAAGAAATTTTCAAAAGCAGTTTGACCAGATAAATTCCTAACAGCAAAAGGAATTGCGCCTTCAGCAAGTGTTAAACCTGCGCCAACAACGGGGCCATTTGATGCGTATTCATTTTTGTTATGAAAATCTTTAGGAAAAACATTTATTAATTCGCGGCCACTTTCCCTCACCGTATGCGTTACTCCGCTACCAAAATCATCAAAAGGTAATATTTTATAATAGTAACCTGTGGTTGTATTTTTTGTAGGTAAATCATAACCTTCCGACTGTCCTTGGTTCAACCAATGATCAGCCCCCCAATCCTCCTTACTTTGATCTGGATCTTCTATTATATATTGCTGAAATATATCTTGATTATCATTAACATATTTCTCATAATTAGGAACAACGGCAAGTGGAGGAGAATCTTCAATAAAAGTAATATTTTCACCGAAAGATGCATCACCCTGACCAATGATAATTTTAGCGAGAGTTGAGTCTGGATTACTTTCAGAAGGAAGATTAGAATAAGGCAATCCATCGCTTCCGGTTATATTAAAATTTTGAACACTAGATCTATACAAAAACACTTTCGTAGTTTTTTCTTGAAAATCTAATGCATATTTAAAATTAAATTTTACTTTTGTAGTCTCAGAGACACTATCAACAAAACCATCAGTATTATTAAAATCATCATATAAAATATAAGGGGCAGGGTTTTCCGCATCAATTCTTCCAGAAGATAAAATATTTTCATTTACATCTAAAAGTGAAACTTGTAATCCAATACTTCTTTTCCCGCTTTCAGGTATTGCAATATGCTTCAAGGGTATATCTATATAATCAAAATTCCTCTCCCAGAAAGGTTGCCATTGAGACTGTATATAAGAAGACTCGGAATCTTTTTCTAGACTATCAGCAAACAAAGGTCCTCCAGTTGGACTATCAGCAAGACATTTATAAACTACATTATTATGATAAACTAAATCACCCAAAGAATGATTAGTACTAATATCTTGATCACCATCTATTGTATTAGTCCAATAATCAGAATTTTGATCGGGCTCCAAAAAACCCACATCAGTATCAGGCCCACTTGAATCAGTAGCAATCCATAAATCATTTTTATAAACAGTATATTGTCCTTGAAGAAAGTTAATTCCTGTACCCCATTCATTTAAATCCAGTTCGTACGACGGAATCAAAAGGGAGAAGTGAGTTGGACAATTAGTGGGATTCTGATATTCCCAATTATCCGTATCCTGATATGGTAAAAGCGGACTTCCTGCAAGCACATCATTTTTTGATTTATATAAAGCAAAAGATATATCTGACCCTATTGATTTTGGTTGCCAATAAAGAGGGTTTGCTATAGAAGGTATTACAGAGCTCCCCTGCGCTTGATCCTGCAAGCATAAATACAGTCTAGCATTATAGTATACGTAATCTCCTTGATTATATCCTTGAGCACTGTCAAACAATGAAACCTCATTAAGCACAGGAGCAACAACAAATTTATTGGATAAATAAGAATCATTGTTATTATAAAATCCTTCGACAATATCGCTCTGAGGGCCAAAATCTTGAGACAAAACATATATTTGTCCTTCATAAGATACAGTATCAACACCAGAAGAATATGTTACATTACTATCCCACTCTTCATAATCTATTTTTACATAAGGGAAAATATATGAGTTATTAATTATTGATTTATGCAAAGAATTATCTCCACTAGATAAAGCGCAATCTTCATTTGCAGGAGTATAAATAACTCCTGTATCAAAGTAATCGGCATTAGCAGGATAACCACTTGATCCATATATAGCATTATTTAATTCTCTTGTGTATTCAAATTCATTAAACATCTTTGTGGAAATTAGTCCTGCATCAGAAATAGAGTCCCCCGCAACAGAATTCACTAACTTTTTAGAATTAAAACCTGGAGTTATCACATAGACAGGTTCTTGAGTATTAACGTCATACAAATAAGCATGAATTCCAAGAACGTCATTGCTTGCATTTGAATTATTAATTTTCAATTGTTCGATATCAACAACTTCATCATTAGCATCAAGAATATCCCAATTAAACACAATTGTATCTTGCCTCTCTCTGTAGGAAAGATTATCTACCTTAAGCTCATAATTCTTGGGGCTTAATATAGCATCATCACCCTGAACTTCTATTCCTTGTTTAGTTAAATTATAAGTTGGACCAATTCCATATTCGTCATAAGCGCAAAAAACATAATAATAATCAAAACCAAACGCTTGGCTCAAACTAAAAGAGCCATCAACAACTTGATTTTCATCTGTATAAAAGAACTCAATCTTTGGACCTAAGTTTTCCCAAAAATCAGTGTTTGATGGATTTTTATTTATATCCGCAGTATGTTCCTGAATAACTTGATATACATTACCATCACTATACAAGTATTTTTCACCAACAAGATAAAGATGATTATTTAAGCTTACATAATCAGGAGCACTTGCAATCTCACTAAGGTATTCTACACTCTTATACAAATCGGTATAATCACTCAGAATTGTATTACTTTTTACATATAAATACTTGACTACTACATTACTAAAATCATCATCACTATTTATCCAAGAAAAACTAGTCAAGGAAGAATTAAGAGATTCAGTAAAGTTTAAAATTTCAGGCTCAGAATTGGAACAGTTTATTGTAGCAATTGAACTCCTTCCGTAAGAATCATAAGATTTTATTTCAATAGCAAACTGTCTATCAAGATCCAAATCATTAAAAGCTTGAGTAGTAATTTCAAAAGAAAAATTTCTATAATCAGACAAAGCCCCTACAACATCATCGGTCAAAAGATAATTTTGCAATCCTTGAGAATTGTTTAAAATATCATTATCAATCAATATTCTATCCACTCCATTTTTTATGGTAATCTCAAATTTATCAAAAAATGTATCACTCAAAAGTTCTTTAGATAAAGACTGCCCCTCCTTTGAGTGCCCTGGCGGAGCAATAAGTTCCCAATTTATTAATAAGCTTCTTCCAACAAAACTAGCATTAACTATAAGACTATTATCCTGATCAGATGGAGATGAGACGATTAAATTATTAGCAGTACCAAGATCAACAATACTATTTAAATTATTAAAAGAAAATGTAGATTTGAATTCCGGAGCTGATATAGAAATAGTTTGCTCTATATACTGTGATCGTATACCTATATCATTTATCGCGAAAACCCTAACATTAAAACTTCCATAATTTCCCTTTAAATCCACCCTATGAGTATATTCTTCGTAAACCTCCTCAACTAAAGAAGAACCTTTACCAAGATCATATTGAAAAGAATAATTATCTGAAGTACCAACAAGTTGATAATTTACAGATAAATCTGTAACCAAAAATTTTACTCCTAATGCTGTTGATTTCATTTTAAATTTTTATAACGTCTCTAATTGTATAGTCAAAAAGTTCTAATTCTTCAGGGGGATCAGGAACAGCCATATCCGCTTGAGGAGGTATAGGTAAGTAAGGTTTAACAACAGATATATTTTTATCTATAGCATCAAATTTATTTGGGCTATATTCACTGCCTATAATTTCAAATTTATTTTCACTATTTTCTTTTATTCTTATTACACGGTACAATTTTCTATCTAGATATATTTGATTTTCAGAACTCAAGCTAGAAATATGACGCACTAAACCGAAAGAATTGATTGTGCCTTGCTCGGAATCCAAAACATCTTTTAAAGATATAGAATCAACAAGCTCGATTTTATCTTCATCAACATATATTGTAGCCCATTCAGAATTAATTAAAGAGTTAAATTGTAAGTCTTGACTTGATTGAGTAACTCCCTCAATTATTATATCTAAATTTTCTTTTAATAATAAATTATGACCAACCTCAAGCTCGAGTTGAATACAGTCCAGTCCGGACACAGAAGTATATTTATCAACTGCGAAAAAATTCTTTATTGAGCTTAACTTGAGACCTGGATTAGATGATGACTCTTCACCCAAAATAGGTAAAATTGTAACAGGCTCATCCAAATCATCTATAGATTCAGACAAAAACCCAAGCATAAAACCAGAAGCTTGAAGTTGAGTAATTTGCATCTTCATTCCTTCGTTGGAAGATCTTGAATTGTATCCCAAATTAAAATATCCAAGTTTAAATAAATCCTTACCCAAGTAAAAGCTATCCTTTCCATCTTCTTCAACACTTCGAGTTTCATTGGGTAAAGATAGGTATTGATTTTTTGTCAACTTTAAACTTGATGAATTCCATAGTTGATTTAATTTAACTGAATCAGATATAATCGCAGAACCATTAGAATCCAATAAATATATAGCTTTATTTTCATCTACATAACCAATGGGGTTATTATCAACTTTTGAATATGCTGGAAAATTATTTATGTCATTATGATAAACAAATAAACGATTAATTTCATTATCTGTATTCTTATAATTTAAAATCCACGGACTTATATTTGCATGTCCTTCATAATTACTAATAAAAAAGAAATATCCCCCAGTTGCAGGTGATGAAAAATTAGCATCTTCCTCAGATAAAACAAAAATCCACCCAATATTTTCTACATAAAAATATAAATTATAATTCAATCCCTTAGTTAACACTTCCCCAATATAAGTCCAACCTAAATTCCTAACAAAAGCCCACTGTCTTGAGGCGATATACAATTGACCAAAAAATTTAGAAATAGTCCAGCTTTTAAAATCCACAAAGTCCTTCTCAATGCCAATCAATTTTAATTCAGCAGAAGATAAATAATCTTCATTGACATTATTTTCTATACCAGAATTAATATAACTTTTTAAAGAGTAAGTTGATCCTTCAGATATTTGATTCAAGGCATTAATCGTAAAGTGAGATTCTGAATCTATATTCTCTGGACATACATAATGTATACCTCCCGGATTATTTAAGGAATCTAAACCTTCACTGTATATATTTAAAATATTACCGTCTTGCTCTTTTGATAATTGAAAGCTATGCTTTGTTGGGTTTCTAACAAAATAAGCCTCTTCATGAATTCTTCTGGAACTTATACCCGCAGGAAGCGTTCCATCACTAACAAACCTAACCCTTTCACCTTCACTAAATTCGTGGTGATATAAAAGAATTAAATTCTCATCAATAGATACAGTGAATTGCTTTTTTAATATTAGATTACCGACAATAGTTTTTTCCGAAACGACACTTAAAGCCTCTTTGTCGAGGATCAAATCCAAAGTGCCCTCGAATTTTATTATTTGAGGAGAATTTATATTTTCTATCTCAACGTCTTGATCTTCGTCAGATTCATATGTATTTCCTATAGATCTAGCCTCAATATTTTGAAAACTTTCACTTCTAGCTCCATAAGAAATTGTTATCTCGACCCTAGAAAGTCCTCCCAATGTTAAAGCAGGTTTATCTATTATTATATATGGATCAAATATTTTTATCGATTTACCTTTTTTTATTGTTCTATATAATCCAGTTCCTAAGATTCTACCACTCTTGTATTTACCTGATCTCATTTCGTCGGATACTTCAAAAATAGATCCTGGAACAAGGTAATTAGCTTCCATTGATGTATTAAATTTAATATTTTCCCCTTCAAGATTTGATGTAAATAATATCCATTTCGCTAACCTTTGCGCTTGAGATCTAGAAGTTATACCAAAACCTATACTCTCTTTCTCTGAAAATCCAAATTTTTGCATAAGCGAAGGGTCCTCCTCAAATACCATATCAGGTCTAAAAGATTTTTCTTTATTATTAAATTTGACAACTGCGCTACTAAATTTCTTACTTTTATAATCTCCAGCGTAAGTAAATCCCCCCTCATGAACGTTAGAATTATTAAATAATTTAATTGGTTTTTTAGGGTAATCCATTGTTACACTCACTTGCCCCCCAAAATAAGCTATCATTCCCCTGAAGACAGAACTAAATGCGTTTAATGTATTTAATGCTTCACTCTTATCAGTTAAGTAGATATTGCTAGTAAATCTCGGCTCAACTGTGGGATAATTTATTTGCGCGGCGCACCCTCCAAAAGAATATTTATTACCATCTTTATATATATATGAACCCTCAATATCCAAACTTGGCCCAGACACGGTTACGGTTCTTTCGGAAGCGTTGGTGCGGATAATAATTCTTTCTTCTATATGAGAGTACCCAGATCTCAAGCAAGACTTTTGTTGAATATTTTGTTTAATTGCATCATTATATTCATCAAAATGATGTTTATTCATAAAGAAAGCTATCTTCTTCCCTTTAAAAGAAGTTCCATCGCCAAATTCTTTTTTAAAATCGTACACAGAAAAGGTTTTGATAGCAATTTCTTCTTCAAGTGAATAAATCTTATCCTTAATCTCAGAATTTGTAGGCGTTCCCCCATTACTTGACAACAATTCTGTAGCTCTAATTCTCAATTCCTCGTTAGAATAAGATAATATAAAAGATATCAAAAGCTCGACAGTTACATTTTTATCAGCGTACCTCTCCACCTCAGAAGAAGTAGCCCCTTGCCCAAATATATCTTGAAAAACATTATCTATATTAACAGATGTAATTATCTGATCGCGACTACTCATTCCTGGAGGTATGTAATCCCTACTTAAAAATCTTTTTTCAGAGAATTTGGCGGCTCCAGATTCATTTAGGTACCAAAAATAATCTTCAATCTTTATGGTAATATATCCATATTCCTCAGATATACCATCCTGATAATTAACAACATTGTCTGTATGAAAAGCTCTCGGGACTGAAGATTTTGTTTCAATAGAATAACCAGTCTCAACCAATTCATCGCAGTACTTTGCTACTTTATATAGCTGCCATTTATCAATATTATATTGTTCCAATCCATATTTTGCTACCCCGAACCTTGGATTACTTAATACATCATAAAATATCCAAGCAGGATTATCACTCCAGTATTTATCATTATCAGAAACTGAATATATAGATTCTCCGTCACTTTGCCCCTTAAACAATCCATCCCAAGCTCCCTTGTATTTACGAGTAAAAGGATCATAATTTGATGGAACAAGCATTTTTTTCATCTTGACATGATATGACCGTTCAGGTACAGAAGAAAAATTTCTTGAATCAAACTTTAAACTAGCAACTGCACTATTTGGATAATAAAAGTTTTCATTTATTTTTTCGGCAACAGAAGATACAGAAAGCGTTCTTTTATTTAAAATTCCATCCAAAGCGTTATAAACAGAATCCAATCTCTCAAAGGGTTCTACATTAATTTTACCAACTTGATTCATGTTTTCACCATTCGTTCCTGGATTTGTCTCCACCTCACTATCTGGAGTCGATGCAGTAGGATCATATTCATTGCTTAATTTTATAACCTTAAAAGTCATCCCATTATTTAATTTCTCAGTTATTTTATTCCACTCAAATTTTATATTTATTGAAAACTCGTACACTCCCGTAGAAATTCCTCTTATTTGAAAATATTTTCTATCAAAAACATAACGCTGATATCTTTCAAGTACCCCAGGATTATTCTGAACAAACATCTCATAAGACTTCATCACCTCATCAGAGTCAATATTTTGATCGCTATATATAGGTTTAAAATTTACAGCCTGCTGCTCGGATGCAGAGAGTTTTTCCCAATATTTTTTTCCAAATTGATATTTAGGATTATCATTAAGACTTCCGTCAGTTATTATCTCTGCAGAAAAATCTTCGATTTCTAAATTATTAAACAGACAAACGCACCCGGAATCTGGATCCAGCACATTATATTCTTTTCCTGCGGACTGAACAAGTATAACAAAGTCGCACCAATTAAAAAAATTATCACCTTTCCTGTTCCTTCGGCTCATTTCGAGCTTCAAATTAATATCAACCTCTGTAACATTTGTGTTTGTAACAATATGAGAAAATATTCTTGCCCCATTTTCTTTGGCGAACTCTATTTCATTAAACTCTGTTGATGAATCAATATCCTTCATACCTGATATATTGTAAGGAAAATTTCTCCTTTCATTTTGGCTTAAATTAAGCCTCTCGCACCTCTTGGATTGATAATTGACGCCATCAACATACGGAGATGGCCCGATCAATAAAGTATCATATTGCCTAGAATAAGATGCGCCGCCAAATAGATTTTTTGCTCCAAAAGAATTTTGCTCCCCAAGAGATATTTTTATAATATCAGAATGATCTTCTTTTGAATTTTCTGTTAAAATATAATTATATAATCCCTGATTATTCTTAACAGGAACATCATTCAAAAATACAGCCTTATCATAATTTTCTGCATCCATAATTGGATTACCCATATCATCAACAAACCCAACTATAGGTCCTTCACACAGGAGATCCATATATTCTATTTCGGAAAAAGACTCAAGTGCATGTTTATTTTCATGTTTTTCTAGATTTTTAAACTTTCTTTTTGCGCCAATTACATTAGACCCAATCCGCAACCTGCCGTAACCCAAAGGAACCGGAGAACCTTGAGAAACCCTATTTTCTGCACCATTTAATACATAAGATTTAGTATTAATACTTGAGCTTGTAACTTTAGGAGGTTCAGGTGGCTTCATTAATGCAGCAATACCATAACTTATTGCAACCATAATGACAGTTTGAACTATCAGCTTAGTCCAAGCAATCTCTGCAAGCTTTGCGGCAATCCATTGACCAGCTCCTTCTACAGAAGGAACAAGGTGAATTTCTTGATTCTTAATTTTTAATTCTACCTCATCTTCTTTTAGTAAATTTTTTTCTAAATCTTCCTCGCTATTTATTTCATTTATATCTTTTTTTAGTAGAACATATTGATTTCCATCAGACAAAGATTCAACGACGGCATCAAGGAAACCATTTTTATTACAGTCTATGGCATGAAAAGCTTCGGGAATAGTGTCCACATTGAGTGTCCACTTTCTACCAAATTGCTTACCCAGCTTGCCATGTAAATATATACTTTTCACCTTAAACCTTATTTCTTTTTACACTTATTTTTCGTATATGTAAAAATCATCATCCCTTAAACTATAAATTAAAAAAGGAATACATAATTGTTTATACATTTTTATATCAAAAGGAGAAGGAAAAGATGAGGCATTTACATGAGAATGATAAATAAATACGACATTATTTTCAATTAAAACTTCAGGATTAATCCTAAAGTGAACCTCAGGATAATTGCTTAAATTTTGACATCCTAAAAACTTTAAACTTGATCCTTCCCTGCATATCACCCCGCAAGATTCCTCACTAGGTTTCAACTTAGCATATAATCTTATTTGAGAAAGTATATCATCACAAATCATTCACACGAAAGGATTATTTTCTGCACCAGGAAAACCCCCAAAAGGAAGATTTGTTGACTCATGAGTTATAGCTTCAGGATTTTTTGTTCCAGCTATAGAGTTAAACCCTCTTAATTCTTCAATATTCCCAAACCTTTTTTTACAAGCACTAACGCTTTTAGAACATTCATCTTTTAACCAATATTCTGTGTCTAAAAATGGATGATGATCACTAGCAATTCTATGACTCTTTATACAAACAAATACCTGTGGAATATTAAGATAAGGGTTACTTGAATTATGATTAATAATCTGAACAACATCTCCAGTAGAATATCCTTCTGGATTTTCCTGAGTACCTTTAATAAAATTCCTTATAGTATTCCCTCCTGAAAAAGATTCTTCATATCTATGGCCAAATTTATACCATTCTGGCACGGCATTCAACAATTGTCCCTTGCCAGTATATCTCTGAGCGTCAACTTTTCCATATGAAGCAAGATTCAAATCAGAAGATTCAGAATTTTGGGCGTTAGAATTATACTTTAAATCTCTAACTAAATTTTTACCTTCTAAAGTTTCTATAGGAAGTCCTTTATAATTACATCCAATTTCACATCTATAAGTCCAAACACAATGGTTAGCGATTATTGGTCTAGCCGGAATCCAAGCATTTTCCATTTCAAGCGCAGACACTAGCTCGAATTGAATAGAATTTTTATCTTCAGATGTTTTTCGGTTTATAAAATATATATCATCAGGAAAATGAGCTGCATCGTCACTCCTCCCAAAAGCATTCCTGTTTTGATCATTAACGCCCCTTGATGAAACTTCAAAATTTTGATTATCCAAGAACCTAGCAAAAGTTCTTTTTCTTGTAACCTTGCAATTAACAAAATCCTGATTGGCATATAATATCTTAGAAAATAAACCTTCTGGATTAGCTATTGTTAATTTAGGCCTAGGTAATTTACCTTCCCCCTGATACTCAAAACCTTCCATCTTAATTGGTAGCGGTTGATAAGAATTTCCCTGCCATACCAAAGGGTTTGTTCCATTGATCATTGGACAAAATCTATACACAGGCTCATCGTTCACGTTAACAGAGTAAACGTCCTTTAAAAACTCAAGGCTTTTCTGCAGATTGCTAAAATCAATTTCATATAAATCAATAACAGCATCTGGGGTAATAGATATTACTTGCTTATTTAAATTTGAAGAAGACTTACTCATTTTAAATTAATACTAGGCCGGAGATATTGATCGTCACTTGGTCTAGCAGGTCCATAACTAACATTATAACCTAAATCTTTTAGCATTCCAATAGATATTTCAGAAAGAGCTGCACCTTGATTAATTATAGGAACTGCTGGAGCCCTAGCTATCAAACCAAAATCAGTACCTATTTCCCCAGGAAATGTTGGTTGTATTTTATCAACTCCTTCGTTAGATACATTGCGAACCTCGGACCTTAAATATAAACCAGAATCAGTCAGAGGAATTTTATCTTTATAAAAATCAGAAAGTGGACTATTAGTAGGCATATTAAGTTCTGTATTAGAGCTTCCCTCGGCATTCCAGTGATTTAACCCCCACTCTATTTTAGACTGCTTTTCTTCTTCTGATTCTTCAGCCAGGTAAGCATTATAAGCATCCAAAACAGTTGGATTTTCATCAACATATCTCTCGTAATCATTGACATCAAAAACAATCCCCTCTTGACTATAAGATTGAAGTAATTCTTGATACTTCAGCACCGCATTATCACCAATATATTGATAAACTGAAGAATTATTTTCTGATAAATTATAAGCTGCATCAACATTCGCATCATCTTTCCACCAAGTTCTATTTTGAGACCAAAGAAAACCTACACCTAGCATATTTATCAATTCATGCAATACAGTATAATAAACAGGAGTATGTTGTGAAGCATCATAATTAACATTAACAATTTGATTATATTCCGCATTATTTATTTTTTCTGGGTCAATAGTCATTACAGCAGAAATTCTTCTCGCAAAATAATTATCATCAGGAATAACATAAGACTCAAATCCACCAACATATAATTTTACAAAATTAGATCTATCTAAATGAGCAAGACCTTTATTTAAAAATTCTTTTTCTGTATGGGTAATCTTAACTACATTCTGACTCTCAATACTAGAGCCTAGACGACCATGGTGATCTTCTAGAACTGTAAGATTTATGGAAAATTCATCTTGAACAATAGACTCTAAAGTTGAAACCGCATCTTGTATTTCCTTTTTATGATCTTCACTAAGTTCTGTTTTAAAATCAATATCAACCTCTAATCCTTTATTTAGTATTTGAGGTAGCGAAGATTTTTGAAGTGAATAATACTCGGAATTTAATTCTGGGTATGTGCTTTTATATATGTCAGATACGATATTAAAACTTGTACGATCAAGAACATGCGCCCAAGCCTTTAAACACGATTGATTTTCATAAACCATTTTCTTTACCTTACTTTCGCCAAATGTAGGATTAATAATTTTATTCCATTCATATTCAGCATTAGATAAAGTCCAACCTGTAGATACATCTATCTCCGTTAATTCTATTATTCCTTTAGTTATATACAATACATTTTCATCCCTAATTGTATAAGCTAAAACATCAGATCCTATAGTAATTCTGTAATCAACTTGCTCTATCTCTTCTAAACTTAGCGGATTCATAGCTTCATCGAAGACTGATTGTTCGATAAATATTTCACGTTTATCCCATAAATTTCTACTAAATGACTCTAAATGATAACCTCCTTGACCCAGAAGGATAATTTTATCAAAGCCTATAGATGAATTTTCAACCATATCGTATATCTGACCAGACACAGCGTAAGCTTTTTTTACAACATTATATCTATTATTACTGGCTTTTACTATACCATATTCTGATATAGAATTTAAAACAGAAAACTCAATATTACCGCAACTTTCTACTGAATTATCAAGCCAACATAATATTTCCGCAAACAAGAATTGAGAATCACTATCAATAAATGATTCTATAAAAGAAGAATTTAGAACTCTAGATGTAATTTTAGTTAAACCTCTCTGTGCGTAACCCTTAGTATAACCATTAGGAAGTTCAGCTTGAGGTATTTCTCTAACTTCTATCAATGTATGATCTTCGGTATTTGCAGAGGATATATTTTGAGTGTTAAACTTTAAAGGCTTGCTTGAAAAATCTTTTTCTATTGAATCATAATAATGCGAAGAAGTTTGAAAAATTACGCTATCATCATCTAAAGAATTGTAATAAGATGAACCTCTCGGTAAAACAATAGAAGATTTATCATCGCTCAGAGGAAGGGTATGCCCTTGATCTTTTCCGTTTTCAAACCAATAATTTAACCCCCACAATTTCTTAGGTTTAGGATATGCTCCTGCAGAAGCAACATAATTTTCGTAAAGCTCAAGAACTCCTTCTTGAGAGTCGACGTAAGATTCATAATCTCCATTCTCGGAATAAGCTTTAATTTCATACGGAACCCACAAACCAACAAGTTTTTTGAAATCTTGTTGTCCAATTTCAAATCCTATAACTGCTCTAGCCCGATTCTCAGAAGGTTGCAATTCTGTATTATTGATATAAAAACCAGGTGTGTTCAAAAATAAAAATGGAGCATTTATAACGTTCTCGTAAGACCATGGAGAAATCTCTTCTTCTTCTTGTATAGTTTCGTCATTAAATTTCACCCAAGCATTAAGGCTTGATACCAATGAATCGCCTTGGGATTCTATATATAAATTACCTTCTACAGAATTTATTCCCCGACCTATTTTTATATAACCCTTTTCTCGTCCAAAAGAATCTGTCCAAGATATTTCATTACCCGCAGAGTCAGTTAAAAAACTATCTGCTTGAGCTTTAATCTGAAAATATAAATCAATATATCCCTCTTCCCCTCCTCTTATAATGTTAGTAGAATAAAGCTCAAATACTCTTTGATCGACAAAATATAAATCAATAGATTCTAAAGATCGACCACTAGATTCTTGAATAATTATACCTTGATTATTTTGAAAATAATTTTCATTTGTAGATATAACTTTAAATCCTCTGCCGTTTAAAGTTCTTTTCTTCAATTGAATCTGCATTCCATTCAATCCTATGTCAGATAATTTATTATCAGGAATGCATATTTTTCTGTCAGTTCCTGTTATTTTTTGAGTGATTACCTTCGGATTATTTCTTAAAAAATTAGCCCTAACATCAGAAGACTCGATTGTTAGCCTTACTTCATTTAAACTGGATTCATTTAAAAGAGAATTTATAATTGATTGAGTTGGTGTTTCCCCGATCAAGTCTTGATAAATAATTTGTATATCTTTACTCGTTGGACTCTTTAATAAGAAATCTTGACTATTTAAAATCGCGATCACTAAATCAGCAACCCTCCATTGCTGTTCATTAGACTTGTCGATATAATATGAATCCAGCATCGCCTCGCCCATGATAGATAAATATATATCAGATATTTGACTATCAGTCATAGAATCTTCTCTAGAAAAACCTTGTGGACAATAATTCGACCCAAAATCATTTTGCCCAAGAATATGATATTCATCGTTAAGTGAATCGGTAGATATTAGATTGATTTCTGCACTTAAATCACCAATATTCTTAAGATTTACCTGCTTCCTTATGTACCCCTTTTCACCCAAGGATTCAATTAGTTCTTCGTCGTCTCTGCTTGAGAAGTTTATTGTTTTATTGACTATAATTTCCGCGCGAGCTTGAGAAGCTGGAGTTTCATTGTCTATAATTTTATCGCTATTTAAATCAATAGCATACTGCTCGAATCTAGCCCTTATGCTATGATTATTTTTGTAATTGTATATATGCTGCCATTCTTGACATACAAAATTGTGAGGAGCTTCATATGGGGCTGGAGCAGAAAACATAAAAGGTATACATCCGTAATGCTGCTCAAGAAAATGCAGTATAGCATAAGCCTCACTATCATCTCTATTATTAAACTGAACCTCTAAAGTCAATAAACTTTCATTGATTCCGTCTTGATAAATCTGAGTATAACCCGCCCCAAGGGAAATCTCTTGCAGTCTGGGATTCTGAGATACAGTTAATCCCAAAGATGGTTTCCACATAAAATCTCTAGTCCATTGCCCTGTATTTATATGTGAGAAATTGCCTAATTCTCTAGTCCATTCTTGATGCATTTCAACAGGAGGCAATCCCTGAGCTTGACCCTCTCCGCTATGAAAATAATAATATTGATTATTTCCAGTATAAAAAACTACATCGTTTTTTTCGTAATAATCATCTTCAGAGTAAGTGGGGGCACTAGCAACAAAAAGAGAATCATTTTTTTGCAATATAGATGTATCCAAGTTCCTTAATTTTACCAAAACATCATTGCTATCTTCGAAATTAAGCGAGTGAGAAAAATCTTGACAATAAAATTTCTTGGTTTGAATGTCAAGAGAATCATATGGATGAAAAGAAGAAGCTCCGTCCCAATTGAAACCAGAAATACCTTGACTATATTTTAAATAAGAAAGAGGCTTATCTTTTGCATCTTGTCCTTGATGATTTTCTAAAAAATGTATAATCGCATTTGCTTCTCGATTTGTTCTATTTTTAAATTTTAGATTCGCTTCAAACGTTAAACTATTAATATTCTTTGGGTGAACAACATAATAACCATTTCCGTATTGATATTTATAGTTATTAGCTTTATAATTTACAATTGCTCCATAGTCAGAATCAAAAAAGAATCTATCTTTTGACCACAAATCAGAATCATCAGAAGGATCAACAAGAATTCCAGATAAAATAATATTATTACTTGACCTGGTTTCATAAGAGTTTATTTGATAAGATTCATTTACTGGCTGAATTCTTATTCTTGTATTCTTTCCATTATTATTCAAAGAAGCAACACTTTCTTCAGGAGCATTTATTATCGATAAATCTGGAGCATCAATTTTTTGAATTTCATTAAATGAATTAAATCCAAACCACTGAAGATCAGTATAATTATAAAACAAAGCCTTATAATTACCTTGAGGGTCATTCCTCCAATGAAGCCATGAATTTGAACCAGCCTTGCTTGGCGAACTTGATCTATTTTCTAAATATAGAAAGCTGTTTCTTTGATCATTCAAATTACCAAGTACTGCCTTATCTGCATAAAACCACAAACCTTGCGCTAAATCAGAATGAAACCAAAAATTTTGCTCTCCATCTTCTATCAAGCTTACAAAAATAAAACCAAACAAAGTATTATAAATCCACGATGAATCACCATCTCTACTAAAAGCTGAGTAATCAAGAATAGAATCCTCTCCAAGATTTGGCCGAAAAAACCAACTAGATTGATACCAACTTAATGTAATATGATTTGCGTCAAAAACTTGATTAAAATCATAAGCTTGGCTAGAGTGATTGATTTCCTCAAAATCTTTTTCTATAGACAATATTTTATATAATCCGTCTGAACCAACTGTCGAGCCTTGAAGACTTATCCTTTGCCCTTCTTGCAATTCGTCAGAGTTGTTCCATTCGTCGTATATATAATATGTTTCAATTCCACCATTACTTGGCCCCACATCATCTAGTGTAAATCGATATTCCCCAGAAATAACCGACTGGCTATTATTTACATCATCTCGAGCATAATAAAACCTGCCATCCCCTGTGTTGTAAACAAAATCAAATTTCTGATAATTTTCTCCAGTTTGAAATATACCCTGATAATTAGAAATATGAGTAGGTTCTTGCGATAGATATATTTTCTGCTGGCTCATTATTTTATTATTTGCTTGATACTTATATTACTCTTTGCGTAAGAATTTTCAGATATCGACATAGATTGAGATTGTATTTTGCCTTTGGTTGAAAAGGTTGCAAGTTTTACTCCTTGAACAGAATACAAATTAGCAAATATTTCAGAATCTTGAATTCCTTCAGGAGAAAAAGAATTTTGTTGATCCCCATAACTATTAAGATTGGGTATCATATCATTCGCCTCGATGGTCATCTCAGACTCAATAGTTTCCACCGAAACTCGAACAGGCAATACGCCTTCGGCTCGAGTATTAACAGAGGTGTGCTCGGATGCTCGAATATTATTATGTATTTTTCTGTTTACCACTACTGAATAAGCCAAGGAGGATATTTCAAATTGAGAATCAATAGCATTATCGGCGGATGAACCGCTAGCTTTCATTTCCCCAAACGATTTCAATGAATGCGCAAAATCAACTTCTGTTTTTCTGAAAAAGTAATTTGTTTCTTTTCTTATTGTTCCATATATATCATAACTCGCACTTGCTTCAATCAATTGAAATGGAGATAATCTAAAATTAAAGGAATTCAAATACATGTTGTCAAAAAAATATCTTCCCACTTGATTTGTATTGATGGGATTTTCGCTCATACCTTTTTTGATATCGAACAATCTATCTATATTATTAGGAGTTCCATTTTTCGCGAATGTTTCTGCTGATATGTAAAAACTGATTTCCAACTTGCCCTTTAGATTTTGAATTGGAGAGAAATTAACAAATTCTGTTTTGGCGCCAGAAATTGAAGGGTCATAATCTCCATAAACTCTTTCTACATTTAGTGATGGAGCTATAGATAAATTAGCAGACTTGACCATCAGATCTTTATTGTCTAAAGAAATTTTTCCATTTTCGAATCTTAAAAAAGGAGAACTCATGATATATAAAATTGATTATGCAATGACTCATAACCCTTGAAGGTCAAAGATACGCTCATTTCTTCATTGATAGAGCCATTGATGCTTTCACTTATTAATCTCACATTGTAGCCCGTAAAGCTATTTATTATATTGTTTTGATCTTGAGCATCCAATATTTCTATTTCAACAGAACTTCTTGGCGCAGATTGCAATCGATCTTTTATCTCTCGAATTTCATATTGATCAGCAATAATCGTAAAATTAATATCAGTTTCTATTGGATATTGTGTGTCAACCTGAACTGGATCTAAATTTTGCGCGATCAATTCATCACCTTGACCTTTTGGTATTGCATATACAGGTTGTAAATTTACTGTTCTAGAAAAACTAAAATCACTAACGGCATCAATATCAAAATCACTTACCTTTATCTTGATGCTTGATTGATCTGGGTATTGTACTTCTGGTTCTTGCTCGGTTATCAAGTTCGCGTATCCATTCATAATAAATGCATCCTTGCCCAATGCCAATACATCTCCATCATCAATGGTTCTAGTTCTTGCGTTCAAACTATTGTATGTAAAATCCGATAACTTCAACGAAGCGGTATTCCATTGATCTTTCAAATTTGCTGAACCCTCTTGATCAAGCACTTGCCCTTGAACATTTGTATAATATACATAATCTCCATCAAAAGGATAATATTCACTAGAAGTATTAACAGCATAAGGATCAACTTTCAAAACATTACTACCAAGATTACCATATACTTTAATATCTACTTGTGTATCAGGGATTGATCCTGCAGCACAATTCACTGAATATCTAGAAACCCTTGCTTTAGTAAACCCAAACCCTTTCGTATTACTGTCGTACAAAATCGCTCCGCTAATTTCCTGTTCATCGAAATCATATTTTCCCACAGAATTTGTATTCAAAAATGGATCTTTTCCAACCATCTTTCTTGAGATGGAGAAATTTCCCTCAAGAGGGCTATTGGGAAGAGCGTCGATAAAGCCAACGCCAGCTACATTAACAGGTTTTTCGCTGATTCCATAACTTCCATCAACATCTTGAACGCCATTCAATTTATGACCATTTATAATAACGGTTTGCTCATAATTAGAGTAACTCATGATTAATCACTCAAAAGTCCTCCGGCCCGTTGCTCCTCAACAATAACAGCAACAACCTGCTGCTTGATTCTTTCTGCTAGATCTGCATTTTTTTGTTCATCATTGGATCGATCCGCCGGATTTTCTCCTGAGGAGCGTTGATCTTTATCTTCTTTAGAGTTAGACCCCTTGTCCATGTTAATTGAAATACTTATGTTATTAGTATTGCCGCCAGTTGTAGAAGATTTATCAGACGAATCTATTTGAGTTACAGCTCCTCCATCATTAAATTTTCCTGCGTTTATACGATCCAGCATTGGCTTTCCTATTTGACGAGCACTGCTTGCGCGAATTACATATTCTCCTTCGCTCAACATTGCGGGAATTTGGTCGATTCCAGACTTGCCTGAGATGTGGCCGCCGCTTGCGTATTT